TGCATCAAATGCTTCTTTTAAGAAATGTTGGAATCGTTCATCCGCACGTTTCATACTAACTTTACCGTGTGATGGTTCAAAGTTTAACATATGTTTTTGTATAAAATCAGTTTTATCACTTAACTTACGTTTTAAGATAATATATTGAACTATGATATTGTCAAGCGGAATGCCAGATACTTCAGCGTAGTATTTCTTGTATAAAAGAACTTGATCGGTTTTGTTAACATCTTTCTTTTCTGAAAACCATCCATACCGGCTGGTTTTAAAATCAGCAATATATAAAGTTTTTGTAGCCTTATGATATGTTACAATATCAATAAATCCTTTTAGCTGGATGTTGTTTGCTACAGTGATGTTGTCCAATGGAATTTCTACACCTACTAATTCACGATTCTCAGGAAAGAAATCTTTAACATACTTACGAACGTGGTCAAGAATATTACATCCATCAACGTAAAATTCTGCAACTTCAGCCTGTGTTGTTAATGGTTCTTGTCCTTCAATTAACAATTCTTTTTTCACACCTGTAAACAACTCAGTTTTTAACATTTCTGCCATGTCAAAAGTTCTGGTTTTTAACTTATCTTTACTATAGTAAATGCCTAACCAATGTTGGATTGTATTATGCATTGCAGTACCAAACACTAAATTCATACCAGACGGGCTTTTTACTTTATCTACATATCGAAGTTTCCACGCAGCAGGACAACCTGCCCATAGTTGATATTGACTAAAAGATACCGATGGAGCTTTAACTTCTTCTTTAACTTCTTCGGTTAATAATAGTTGTGTCATGTCTAAATATCTCTGTATAACCTGTGAGTCTGCGGCCGCAATAGAACAGTCGGTCTAACGCAGTTAAGTATACACTAAATATAACACAATAACCCTTGATTTACAAGTGGCTATGTGTATATTTAGTGTAACAAATATATTATAATATTATGATTTAGGAACAGTCAGTATAGATTCGGCTGTTGGCGTATCGTTATTATCTTTTTTAGAATTAAACGTCGCCTCCCAATTTTTAGCATATGTTTTAACGTCTACAGAAAACGGTCTAGGAGTATCACCTTTTCCAGCGTCACGAGTATCAGTCACAATTTTACCTTTTTTAATTTCTTTGGTTCAATTCCATAGTTTTCTAACAAAGTTCTTAATGAAGTTTTACCTTCATCAGTTTTATAAAAAATAGCAAGGTAATCTTTAGCTTCGTATGTGGATACTTCGTAATGTTTTGCAACAAGATTGACTAACCATGATTCATATGACTCATCTTTTTTACCTTTAATCCATTTATTAAATTGTCTGCCGTTTGGTAACAATTGGCTATAAAACAAATAAATTTCTCGTGGACCTAATTGACCCCAATATTTGTTAGCCTCGTTAACAATTGGCAAAAAATTAGGATTCATACTAATACCCATGCTAATAACATACGGAGTAAATGTTTTTTTATCTACATCGGATAATTCATCAAAATACGAAACTTTTTGATTTGTAAATATTGCATCTATATGATTAAACGGAGTCTTTGGTGCCATTGTTTACGATAAGTGGAGTTTGATTAATAATTCTAGTTGCTTCAGTAAATACGTCTCTTGCGCGCAGATCACGGTCACGAAACGCAATTGCACTCATATCTAACATAACTTCTATTATACGTTCTTTATAATTAACAAGATCTGGGTATTGTTGTTTTAATTCAGCGTTCTTTTTATGGTCGAGCATTAACTCTCCGCTGGTAAATACTCAGGTTCAAGTGCTTTTGGTCCTGCGCCAAAACTGTTTTGTCGATCCATTACTCTTGCGGCCGCCACACAATTATCATGCGTCACAGATACCATTGAATCGCCATAATTTGATAGTGTACCAACTTTTGCAAATGGTGCTACCACTCGTTCTAATTCATTAATACGATTACATAGTAACTTAACGTCTCGAACATATTGTTGTTCGTCAATGCCATGCCTAAATCCAATTTTTGCATCGTTATAAATTTTATCTGCTTGTTGTGCATAATTTGCCATTATAGGCTCCTTGTTATAGTAAAGTTAATTTACTTTTAGTTGGTTCTGCTGCCTGCATGTTCTTTACAGTTTCGTGTCGTATAAAAGGCGGAATGGTTTGGTCAGGCACGGCACCACAAGCATTACACGCATATGACATCATAGGAATAATAGCTTCTTTACCATTTGGGCTTATTAACGCGGGCAATACCCGTAGAAACGCAACTGGCTGAAACGTGTAATTCCCGCACTGACAAATCAACGGTAATGTTTGTGTGATATCAACTTGAACATTTTCGCCTCCACCCGGCGAAATAATTTTACTAGACATGTAACCTCTTTGTGATAGAATATAGTAATAATTAGTAGTTAACTTCTGCTTTTATCAGTTTTTCTAGTAATCGTAATGCTTTTGCAACATCTTTACCATGTTCACCTGAATCTTCTAGATGTTTTAAACTACCTTTAAAATCTTTTACTAATTTTTTAATTTTCTTACTTTTTGAGGCAGCGTCTTCATCGTCCCATTGTTGGTGACGACGGTTCATTTCCTCGTACGGAGTTACAGCATTATTATAACAATCACCCATAATTATTTCCTCCACTCACGGCCGATAAAATAACCAAATAACAGACATCCAGTAAGTATTAACATATTATTTAGACCTACTAGCTAAGTAATATCCAATAGCGGCGCTAAGCGCGAACACTACAATAAGTTGTATCATATTATCCCGTAATTTGAAGTATATTGACTATCATTGCACAAAAGTTAATTTCTTTATTCACTACTTGACCATCATATTTCTGGCCTTCAGCAATTTGAACAATAACAGCACTAATATTACCTTTTG